CTGTATTATAATTCTGCCCCTTCTTACGAGCAGGAAGAAAGCCACGTAATGCTCTTGTACTAGACATTATATTTCTCCTTCCAATTGTTTAGGACTACTCCTGAAACGATGGAGTACGTCCTTTAAATGTTCTCGATTTGCTATTATTAGAAATAGGCATACGAGCATTAGATGAGTTCATTAATTGTGCATTAACAGCATCTAACATATCATTTGCTTTACCTCTATAATGCTTTCTTTTGGCCTCTAGCTTTACTGTGGGTATCTTACCCAAAGCAATGTCTCCACGACAGACAACTCCAGCATATCGGCCTTCTTCTCTCACGACAGAAGTTGCTCCCATCTCAGGTACTTCTTCAGGAGTAATAAATTCCCATCCTTGCTGTTGCTTCTTACCAACTTCCTGATAGTCATCTTGCCCATTAAGAAGTATTCTTAACCAGCCTAGAGATAGACCCTGTTGCCGAAATCTTTCTTCAACAGCAGGAGGTATGTAAGTTGCATTTGGTTCTTCAAAGACGTATTCTGTTTCCTCTCTGGTTTCGTTTTCCCTTGTCTGAGAATTACGTGATTCAATACGTGTCATACTTTCTCCTTCCACGTTACAGTTTTATTGCTGTGTACTCACCTTCAGCATCTTGTACCTTCAGTTTTTCAGCAGCATATTGTTCAAGGGGTATACCCCAATTATTGGCAAGCCTTACATCTTCTTTCGTTAGCTTTACCTTTTTATTGGAGCTAGGGGTTGAACGTGAAGCCCCTGCTACCACTTGAGCAGGTTGTGACGGTTGTTCCTGCACCGATTCTTTAGTAGCAAACTTATGTGGAAACTCTGTCCTAAGTCTACTATCAATCTCATTATAGAAATCAGGATCACTTGGATCAAAACCCTGTTCCTTTAAATCTGCATCTAAAGCTAGAGCAGCAGCAGTCATTATTCTATCTTGACCAAACCAGCTATTCTCTGGTTTCTGTGACCACTCAGCAGCTAAAGGATCAACTTGGGGTTGCTGTTGCTGTTGTTGCTGTTGCAACTGTTGTAGTTGTTCCTGTGTATATTGAGGCTGCTGTGGTGCTGCATCTTTAAACTGAGCTTTAGTAACATTCAGAGTTTTCAAATCATTTTGAGCATCATTTAAAAACTCTTGTGCCTTTAATATCTTTTCTGAATTTCCTTCTTCATGAGCCGTAGCATAAGCTGCCCTAGCTAGTTCAAGTTTATCTGTAATCTGCTTTTCATTAGCATCCAGATTTAACTTACTGATATTGTGAAACTCTTTTTCTCTTGTACTTAAACGGGTATTCAGAGCTTCATTCTGTTGTATTAACTGGGCAATCTTAGCATCACGTTCTTTTCGTTGACTTACTAATTGCCGTATTCTTTTCTGAGCACCCTTGGTTTCAATACCGTCTAGCTCTTGTGGGTCTTCTGCTTTCTGTTCAGGTTCTGGCTTTGGCTCTGGTTCTTCTGTTTTTGCCTCTACCTTTGGTTCAGGTTCTGGAGTTGCCTCCTCTTCCTTTTCCACCTCAAACTCTACTTTTTCTACTTCTTCTGAACTAGGTGGTTCTACCTCAGTCCATTCTTCATTGTCAATCATCGTCATTCCTTTCGTTGCTTACGAAGCATACGGGTTTACGTATTACTATATTATACTACATTATAAAATATAATGCAAGTACTTATGATCCACTTGTTAAATTAAATGTTGGATCTAGATCTCGTGGATGTTCTACTCTACATATAACCTGATCATCAAATAATAAAATAAGCCTTACAGACTTATAGAATAGTTTCTGACCAGCATGTTTAGCATAACATACATAATCTCCTTCTTGACACCAATCTCCATTAGGGAACTTATTCTCATCTTCATAAGCTAAGTCTCCTATAGAGAGTACTCTTCCTACCGTAGTAAGATATGCCATATCATCCTTGGTAGAATCAGGAAGCATTATACCTCCCTTTGTAACTCCTTTTATACTAACGGGCCTTACTAGAATATGGTAGCCCGGTATTTCTGGCAAAGGATTTGGATCTTTAACTTCATCCTCTGTTATCCACATATCGTTTTTAATTGCATTTCCTAAGTGTACTTGCTGCATTTACTCCTCTTCTTCATATATACGACTCTTTACAACAGATGTAAAGGTTTGCCTAGCCCATTCAATTCCTTGAATATGACCAACCAATTGCTTATAATGAGCATATGTTTCTGCATTACCCTCACTCATAGCATTCTTTAATCTGTTTAATTCATCGTTGTAGGTTTTAATAACTTCATCCCAAATTTCCATTATTTAACTGGACTTGGGTACTTCCATGCAGAAGCATCGGTCTGGTTTAGAACACCTTTTTTAGCTCGTTTACCAGCACCACCATCTGCAATAGATCTCTTTGTATAGTCACCATATGCACCACCATCACCATTCGGTACATGTGTTGGATAACCACCTTTTGTCACACCCTTAACATCGTTAGGGTAGTGTACTCCTTGATATTTAGGCATCATCATTCTCCTTTTTCTGCTTGGGTTCTTTAGAAACAACATCTTTTATAACGTCTGCTATTTTAAAATCTCTTTCTCTGGAATCTTTATCTTGCATAGCAGCTAGACGTTCCATAGCTTTAATACGAACAGATTCTATACTGCTATCAATTTTTTGCTGCTCTAGTTCTGCTTTAATAACAGAGTCCATAGCCTTTAAATTTTCCTGAGACTCAATTTTATCTTCTTGCATAGTAACCTTAGAAAGAATATCCAGAGCTTTCATAGTTTCTTTACTGGATCTATCCATGTCGTTCTTTTCTTTCTTGAGTTCTGTAGTCTGTCCTTGAACATGAGCATCTATAGTTAGCTGTGCCTGTTCCAGTTCAAGTTTCTGAGCATCCAAGGCAGCATCAGCAGCATTCTTGGCAGCAGTAATCTGTAACTTCTCCTGCTCCAGTTGTAGCTTCTGAGCTTCAATGGCAACCAGTTGTTGTTCAGGAGACTGAGATTGACCCATTGCCTGATTAGCATTAAGTACTTGCTTGGCAGCTTCTGCCATAATAGCTTCTGTTACGTTTGGTCCTTGCTGCCCTACTTGTTGCATTCCCATTTGAGTTATACCATTCATCTGTTCCTGATATTTCAGAATCATATGCTCCTGTATGTTTGCTTCCAGAACAGGTTTAATCCTTTGCATAAGAGGATTAGCACCATTCATGGGATCTTGCATATAGGCTGTCTTGACCTGTACATGGGCATCATGGTTCTGTCCGGGGAAGGCTGCAATAGCTACTCCCTTAACTGCTCCCATAATATCTGATACAGGATCAAGTGGTTTAGGTTTTTGTTTGGGTGGAAGGATCTCTTCCATATTGGGCATGTTGGCAGCATTTAGAATAGTTCTATTCAGAGCTTCCAGATTAAACATACCGGGAGGTGATTGCTGTGCCATTTGCATAGCCATTTGTGCAATCATAAGACGATGAGCATTAGATGGAATATTTGGATCACTGACGGGGATCACATCCACTCTTCCATCAAAGTCAGACTTAAATATGTTCCGACTTTCATATGGCACATCATAAGGATATTCACTTGGTAGATAGTCGTAGTCTATCCTAGCCAAGATCCTAAATTCATCTCTCTGGGATTTATGCAACCTCTTGTGGATTGCAGAGAAGAATTTACTGGATGCTTCCAGTAGTGCCATAGTTGTACCTACGGGTCCGTAAGAAGATGCTTCCGATACAATTTGCTCTGTACTGTCGGCAAACTTCTGACCTGCTGCTGTTACAAAACCCAACATCTGGAACAAGGTCGAGGAAGGCTCTTTGTAGGGGAGAGGAACGATAGCCTTTGCCAAGTCCATACCTGTAGATTCAACTTCTTTAAACTCACCGGGACTGATAGGATCATTGTCACCAACCATCCTAACACCCTTTGCCTTAAAACCTCCCGGCAGATTTGCAAACTGACCTGCATCAACAAGACTTCTCATTGCTGCTGTTGCACTCATGGTAAGATTACCAAGGAAGTGCATAAGGCCAAAACCGTAGAAACCAAAACCGGGAACGAACCTATAATGTACAAAATGAGATATACGTTCCTTGTTCTTATCCTCCAATTTATAATTTCTACGTATACAAAGAACCTTACGAGATTGCTCCTCTATCGTAACGATATAAGGAAGTGCAATTCCTTCTTCAGAGTTAGGTTCTTCGATCTCTAGGAAACAATGCTGTTCCAATAAAACATATTGTGGATCTGTATCCATTGCAGGAGACAGTCCCAATATCGTATCCATCTTGGATGCAAAAGATGTAGGTTCAGGACTAGATGCTTCTGGTAACTCTGTATCTGAATAGATACCTGAACGAATATCTTTTGCCAGATCAATGGGACTACGATATATTACATGTGTATACCTGTCTGCCTTGGAAAGATTGCTGGCATAGTAGGATACATAGAATTGATCAATAGGTACAAATTCTGAGACAGGACGTTTCAGATTTGCATCATAGTATACTTTCTTGAATGCAGAACCAATCAATGGTAGATGGAACAACATTCTTTCAAACTCATCAAAGTATTCTGGCATCTGCTCTGTGAGCTGGTAATTCATAAAGTTCTTAACACGATTGGCTTGCATGTCACGTTCTGGAGTGGACTTACCAAGTATCTGTGTCTTGATTGGACCTGCTGATGGGAACAATTCCTGTGAGGCTTTACTCTGGAACTTAACGGCTGATTCAATTAGTAATGGATGTACAGCCGTACATGCTCCTTCAAATGGTTCAGATGTTTCTTGTATCTTCAGACCAAGTAGATCAAAGCCCCGTTCAAACATTGACTCCCAATCACTACGGGAATTTTTATCGGCATCGTAATTGTTATAGACATCTTCGGCAATCTGGTTAAGTTCTTCATCATCTAGTTTCTCTGCCAGATTACCATACCATTCCTTTACTGGTTCTTCGGCTTCCATCTCAACAGTAGTTGAGAAATCCACAATTACTCCCCCATCAGGCTCCAGTTCAAATGTTGCTTCCTGTTCCTCATCCACACTTACAGGATTCATGGGAACAACATTAGCCAGCTCCTTCTCTATTCTATCAAATGGATTTCGTTCTGTTGCCATTATATTGCTTTCATATTATGTGTGTAAGGGTTACGTTCTACTACGGAACCACCTTTTTTAAACATCCTTAGTTTTTCTTTTCCTACTCGTAATTTTCTTAATTCCGTTTTAGTTGCCTTTTGGATATTTTTTGCAAGAACATGTTCTCCAACTTGTATTACTTCTTCAGCTCTAAAAATAGGTTCTTTTGTAATTTTATTATAAAATTGTCCTCCTCTATCTGGATTAAAACCTATTTGAATCCAACTGTCAGCATCTTCAGTTTGTTTTTGAAGAGGACTTCCTTCAAATAACTTTGCTGATTCAGATTTTTGTACAGCAGTTTTAGGATTTATATTCTGCCATTCTCCTCTCATAACAGCAAAAGGAGACTTAGCTCCTCCCTTTGCTATTTTTAAAGAATCGGGAGAACTAGATATAAACTCAACAAATCCTCTTGTTCCATCTTCTTTTAATGGTCCTTTTAAAACAGCAGTAGGAGCATACATTACTTTTCCACCTACTGGTGTAACGGCAGCTATATAAATACCATGCTCGTTATAAGCAGGAATATCTAAACGAACATCAGTTAATGTCCCTTGTTCAAGATTTTTATTTAATCCAATAATTCCTTTGTGTCTTTTTTTCTTTAAAGCTGCTGCCATTTCTTCAGGAGTAGATGGTGTAGGAACTTCATCTAATATTTTTGGATCACCCATAGTATCTTCTATAACTTCTCTATGTGCTCTAGATGTAGTTTCTCCTTTTTTTAATTTTTCAGCAGAGTCCATAGCTTTTATTCGTTTAGTTAATTGCTTCTTTTTTGCAATATAAGTGTTTTCAAAAATTAATCCTTCAGAGTAATATCTTTCATTTTCTTCTAGAGCATCAGCTACTTCTTTTCTAGTACGTGATATTTTTCTACCTACATATTTATTATCTTTTAATAAATCATCATAATATTTTTCTATAGAAATATCATCTTCTAAATTATGTAATTTTTTTATAGCTTGATCTGTTGATAAAGTTTCATCTACATTTGGTACTTCATCTAATTGTGCTATTCTTTGCCATTTTTTATTGGCATAATGAGTAGTATCTCCTTCTTGTATTCGTCCTATTGTAACTCTAGGACTAGCTGGATTTGCTTGTGGAGTAAACCAACGACCTGCCCATTCTTTATCCATTCTATTATATGCATTCGTATTCTTTTTTTCTATATTAAAAAGTTTCTTTGCTTCATCTAAATCTCTTGCTTCAATAGATAAGCTGCCGGGATCTCTATCTACAATTTTACGACCTTCACCCGGATACATATAGGCTGGACCTGATACTTCATATTCAAAATCAAATTTACGTAAACCTTTTGTAGCTGCTTTTACACCAGCCTTTACACCTCTGATACCTAGACCAACACCGGGGATCATGCCCAAGGCAGACAACCCTGTGAGAGCACCTTGTCCTAATGCTCTGGGAATATTTCCTTCTTCCAAGGCTTCCTTTGTTTCTCCTGCAAACATGGGAGTTTCATAGGCAGCAATGGCATGGCCTGTACCGGGAGCTACAGCCAATCCTAATTGTTGTGCCAGAGGAAGTTCTTCATACTGTTCGTATGCCTGTGCAGCCATAGAAGGATCTTCAGGTACAGGAGTAGGTTCAACTTCCGTGGAAGACACACCAAGTCTGTTATAAAGATTATTCAATAATGATGAATCTACTGCCATGATTTCCCCTTCCCATTACACTATTATACACCTAAACTCTCCAGTATGCAACCCTTTTTTTTCTACGAGGTTCATCTTCCCAATCAGGATCATCAGGATGAGACAGATGCCATGACTCTTTCAAGTAATGAATTGCCATTGTCAAGGCATCTACCTGATCATCATGAGCAGCATTTGGAAACTGTATAAGTTCTTCCATGAGATCGTCAGCCCACTTTTTATTTTTAGGTATCCACACTCTTCCAGATTCTATCATGGGAGATGCTGCATAGACACGACTAACCTTATCCCTATCTGGTAAGTATTCCAGAACAGGTAGGCCAGATCTTCTCATGTCCTGTATGAGAGACTGTCCACTGGCTTTCTTCTCTATGATACAGACATCAGGCTTGTAGTCCCTGTACATCATCTGTGCCATTCGTCTGAGTTCCGGGTATTCAAATCTACCTTTGATGTTGCCCAGAAGAATAAGGTTGGACATAAACGATTCTTTTCCCATATCGTCTTCAGCATAGAGGGAGAATATGCCCCATGTCTGTATGACAGAGAAATCTGCTGTAGTCTTGGTGGAGAATGCTGTGTCATACGTTTGTAAGACAAAATCACAGGTAGGAGGCTCGTTATTTTCCCACCATTTTACCCACCTCTTTTTAATTAGACCCCCTTCTTCTGGAGTAGGGTTCTGCATGTACAGGGCATTCCAGTATCTTGCCCCGTTGGATGCCTTAATTTCATTTTCATCTATTTGTAATATTTTATCTGGTTTCCATTCTGGGAAATAAGACGATCCCTCTGGAAGTTCCAGTAATTTTGCAGCTTCTTCGTCCAGCCATGCTGGTATCTTTATAACATCCCACGGCAATGTCTCGTATTGATCCATTTCTTCCTGTTGTTTCAGGAGCCAGCCACAAAGATCATCATAATGATACCTTGTATTAATGATAAGTATGGAACCATTGGGCATTATACGTGTTCTTAGACCAGCAGGATACCATTCCTTGATATATCTACGTCCAGCTTCGGAATAGGAGTCTTCTTCGGACATAACATCGTCCAGAATTGCTATGTGTGCTCCTCGTCCTGCAATTTGACTACGTACACCAGCAGCATAGTAGGTGCCACCAAGGTTTGTTTTCCATTTTCCTGCTGCACGAACATCGGTTCTAAGGGAGACACCTTTGAATATGTCCTGAAACTTCTCATCATTGACCAGATCCCTTACAGATCTACCGAAATCACTGGATAACTGGTCACTATGGGACACTGTTAGGATCTCATGTTCAGGATGACGACCAATATACCATGCAGGAAACAGTTTGGAGCAGATAACAGACTTAGAACTACGGGGAGGGAGGAAGACCATGAGCCTTTTTATCTCTCCAGACTCCAGTTTATTTAATTTATCAGAGATTACCTCTATATGCTTACCCATTTTCCAATCGGAGACAAGACTTGGAGCCATTAAACGTATAAAGGTTAAGAAATCTTGTTTAGATTCTTGCTCTATAGTAGTATTTAATAGATTATTAAGTTCTAAGAATGGTAATAGTATGTTTGGATTATCTTGATTAACTTCTATATCCATTGAAATCCTATAATTGTAAGGGAAAAGTAAATAATATTAAAAAAAATACTAGTAATAT